TGCCTACTAGTGAACGCCCTAAACCTCCGAGAAGAAACATAAGGAATATCGTCATGACTATAACACCTCCAAAAATTAAGACTATACCACAATATATTGAAGGCCAAGAGGCTTTTGCCGAGGGCAAGCTGTCTGCCGAAAACCCCCATGTGGGAACGGGAACAGGTATGAGCGCCCATTGGTGGATCTGCGGCTGGCTTGACGCCCTTCGGGCTAAAGCCGATGAATAGAAACCAATGCGCAGGGCGACCCTTCGGGGGTCTTGAGCGCTGCACGAATGAAATCACCAACCGCCCTGTGGACAGTGAACAATATTACTGTAAGCGTCACGAACATCAACGAGGAGAAGCGTCAATGACAGCCAACGATAAGCAAGTGGGCGGGGACCACTACAAATCCTCAATTCAACATTGGGATTATGTGGCCGCTAATGAGCTGGACTACTTCCAGGCAATGATCACTCGATATGTGGGAAGACACAAAAAGAAAAACGGCCTGGAAGACTTAGAGAAAGCGAAGCACTTCCTAGACAAGTATATTGAGGTAGTGAAGAATAAAAACCCAACTGACGAAATGATAGCGGAAGTAGCCAATGAGTTTAGGCGCAGGGTTTCTCGCCGCACGACGCATCCGGCGCAACAAGGGAAGACGGAGCACCCCGCTCCGTTTGGATATGAAGGAGAAGACTAATGAATGAAGACGAAGCATTTTCGTATCTTGACGATTTGCGTGAAAGCGGTGTAACTAATATGTGGGGTGCTGGTGAGTTTATTCAAGCCGAATTTGACTGCACGGAACAGGAAGCTAAGGACATGTTAATCGCATGGATGACCAAGCCAAGGGATGCAACGGTTTCAGTACAAGGGGTGAGTAGCGAAGGTGACGTATAACGAACTCGTTCACGTTCTAGTTAAAACCAGTAAGATCTTTAAGCTAACTGTACAGGAGTTATCTGAGGTTGTTGGATATTCTTCCTCTACGGTCGGTAATTGGATGAGTGGTGAGAAAGAACCTACGGCGCGGCAGTTCATAGATTGGGCGAACGCATTGGGGTATGAAGTTAAACTAACAAGGAGGAAAGATGGTACAGCTCCCGATGTTTGAGCCAGAAAGCGATTGGGCTATTCCGGAGATTCTCCCTAATTGGGAGAACGCCGAAAGGATTGCTATTGATACAGAAACATATGATCCCAATCTTAATGAATCTGGTGCTGGTTGGCCAACGAAAGATGGACATGTGGCTGGTATCAGCTTGGCTTGGGAGGGGGAATCTATGTACCTACCAATCGGCCACGAAGGCGGGGGCAACATGGATCGTCAGCTCGTTCTTCGGTATGTTTCCGACATCCTGAAGAGCGAGAAGCCGAAAACATTTCATAACGCAATATACGATTTAGGGTGGCTCCAAGCCGAGGGGTGCGATGTCGTACGGGGCAATATTTTCGACACGCAGTTTGGAGCCGCCCTTCTTAACGAGGACCGTAGAAGCTATGGCCTTGACGCTGTGGCTAAGGACTGGATTGGCCAGCAAAAGGATGAAACGCTGTTAGCTACGGCTGGTGCCGCTTGGGGATTTAAAACTTCCAAAAGCCTAAAGAGTAATATGTGGCGGCTGCATCCTAAACACGTTGGTCCCTACGCTGAACAGGACGCCGCTATACTTCTTCCGCTCTATGAATATGAGCAAGCTCTTCTAGCTCAGGACGGGCTAGAAGAGCTTAGTGACCTAGAACATTCATTACTCCCAATGCTCATTGCCATGCGGAAGCGGGGCATACGGGTGGACGTAGACAAAGCAGAACAGACCAAGGCCAGATTGGAAAAGCAAAAAGAGGAGATGCTCTCCGCATTGCAAAAACAATACGGAATGAAAATAGATGTGTATGCCGCAAAGAGCGTAGCGGTTGCGTTTGACGAAGAAGGCATCTGGTATCCCCGCACACTTAAGACAAACCAACCAAGTTTTACCAAAGAATTTTTAGAAGGCCACGAGCATCCTTTGCCAAGGGCAATTCGTGATATACGTAAGCTGGACAACACAATTAATGTGATGCTTGAAGGACAGATATTGAAACATAATAAAAATGGAAGGATACATCATGAGCTCCACCCCCTCAAAAGCGATATCGGTGGAACGGTTAGCGGACGATTCTCTTGTAGTAACCCTAACCTACAACAAAGTTCAGGACGTGATGAAGTCTACGCCCCAATGGTACGTGGCATTTTCCTCCCGGAAGAAGGATCAGCATGGGGAGCACTTGATTATTCATCTCAAGAACCAAGACTAACGCTTCACTATGCCGCCCTTACCAATCAACAAGGGGCATGGGAGGCCGTACAGAAATACCAAGATAATGCTCGAACTGATTATCATCAAATGGTGGCGGACATCTGCCAAATAAGCCGGAGCCACGCCAAAACGATTAATCTCGGTATGGCCTACGGCATGGGTCAGGTTAAGCTGTGCCATAGTCTAGGACTGCCGACCGAAACGGCCAATACCAATGGCCGAAAGTTTGAAGTTGCTGGCCCGGAGGGTAAGGCGGTCATAACAGCGTACCACGAGAATGCCCCCTTTATCAAAGGGTTGATGGACTATTGCTCTAACGCTGCACAAAAGCGTGGCTGGATCCGCACCATCGGTGGACGCCTATGCCGGTTTGAACGATGGGAGCCACAAGGCTATGAGGACGTAAGTACCCGTGGAACATGGGTGGAAAGCAGAGAAGAGGCTGTGCGCAAATGGCCGGGGAAGCCTATCCGTCGTGCTTTCACCCACAAGGCGCTGAACAAGCTGATCCAAGGCAGTGCCGCCGACATGACTAAGAGGGCTATGAAGACGATGTGGGACGAAGGGATTACCCCACTGCACCAGATGCATGATGAGCTGGACCTTTCTGTCTCGTCAGAAGCAGAATGGCGAAAGGCCGAGGCTTGCATGGTAGAGGCCTTCGGCCTAGAGGTACCTGTAGTGGTAGATTGTGAATTTGGCCGCACATGGGGTGAGGCCAGTTTTGATAAACTAACGTGGAAGGAAGTAAATCAATGAGCACATGTATAGGAACAACCCGTAAGGGGAACCCGTGTAAGATTGCGGCGCTACCGGGGCAGGACTATTGTGGAAACCATTTACCGGCAGACGCGATACCCATGCCAGACGACTATGACGAAACTGAAGATTTACCTCTTGTAGAAGAAGAAACAACGTATGAAATCTTTTTTAATTTGATTTATGCGCATTTCTGTGATGCGATGGAAGACGAGTTGAATTGGGATCAGTTCTTTGCCCATGCCTCTACGCTCGGGCTAGTTAAAGAAGTCACCTATAATCCGGACGTTCACGAACAGGTGACTAATGCTGAGCCTGGAGACCAAGTGGTCATTAAAGCATGAGGGAGCAATTGGAACAGGCGCATCAGCTAATAGCCAGGAGTGCGGGGGCGCTGAGCCTCTGCCTCACGGTTAAGAGTACCCGCCGCCGGACAATGCTGGCTGTGCAAGACAATCTGGAACAGGCGTTAGCAATAGTGAAGGAGTTAAATGGTGATGGGGGAAAATGATCTGTACTACGTATAGGGAACTAACCCTTGCTGTGGACGGATAAGGAAACGCTCAAACTTCGGGCGCTCTGCAGTGTGCGTTGTCCTTGGGGGGTGATCGCCACTGTTTTAGAAAAGACCCCCAAGCAATGCAAACGGAAATGGGAACGAATCAAACCCAAGCCAGAAGTAGAAGAACCACCCATTAGAATAGAAAGAAAGTGTTTGGCCTGTGAACAGGTGTTTATTGCTGACGGGCCATATATCAGGGTTTGTAAAACATGCAAGAGACGAAAGATAAGGAGGGAAGGCTATGAGTTCTGAAGCGATATTTAGTAAGCTATTGAAAAAGCATATGCCGATTGAGGCGCACTGGCAGCGAATAGAGACAGGGTCTACCGGCACGGGCATACCAGACGTCAACGTCTGCCATTTGGGGCAGGACATTTGGATAGAACTAAAGCTAGTGAAAGGCCGCAAGGTAGATTTGTCGCCTACACAAGTCGCATGGCTCACAAAGCGGAGTAGGGTCGGAGGGGTCACATGGATAATGGCGCGGCATACTTACGATGGACCGAAAATAGGTAAGGGGGACGCTATCTACCTATGGCCAGGAAGCATGGCTAAATCAGTATTGCGAGACGGCATTAAGTGTCGGCTAGGAGTTAGGGAATGGTCGGCTCCCTTTGATTGGCCCTACATTATTGAAGTTCTCTTTAAACAGGAGGAGTAAATGACCTACTTTGCCGTATTTTCAATAGTCTCGGGTTTATTGGGGGTTGTCATTATAGGCGGGGCATTCTTTATTCTGCATAAATTTCGTGCGCCATAGCGGCCCGTACAGCGTTTTTGACATAGCGCCGGTACGTTGGCCCCTATTTTTTAATCTCACTCGTCCCTTGGCCCTTAAAACTGGCCAAGGGCAATTTTTTGGCCACTCTGACAAAAACGGCCCCCTCAGAGGCCCGTCAGACTACTGACTTTAAGGTGCTTGGGGGGTAGGGTGCCGCCAAGGGCAAAAATGCCTGTAACGCTGTCTGAGGGCCATATAGGGCATGTTGAGAAATACAGGCAAAATAAAGGGCGGCAGAAGCCGCCCTTTAGGGGTTGATGCGGTTTAGAGTCGTAAAAGGTGGGCAATCGTATCTGAATATGAGACTCGAGTGCCGAAGTCTCCTTGTAGTTTGTCTCTAAACTCTTTTAGTTTTGTTGCAGTGTGAGGGTTAAGGTTAACGATACGAGGATATTCAGGTTCGAAACGAACAACTTGTTTCTCGGCCTTGGCCTTAGAACATTTCAATATGTCTGCAGCAATCGTAATAGCCCGAGCCTTGGTAGAGGTTTCAAATAAATAGTTTCCCCCACCAAGGTCCTCAACGAGATTTTTATGAGCAAGAGGTTCCTTACTCATAAGGGCGAATTTATAGGTCTTGCTCACGCCGCGTATTCCATTGCCATGTCCAAAGCCTTCTGCTTCTTCTTGGCTCCACCACCAAACCAACTTGACGCGAGGATATTGCTGTCGTCCTTGTAGCTGATACGCATATGGTCCTCGTGGTAGGTCACACCGTTAAATGCTCCCCACCATGTTCCCTTGGAACCTTTTAACTCAGCACCCGGAGCCTTGGTAATGGCCTCCAGTACATTGTCGGCCGACGGGGTAAAGTATTCCCGCAAGTTTTCGTTATCAACGTTTTCAATGATATTGTTGGGGCAGTACAGACGCGTGATAAATTCATCCAGCGTATCTGCATTGTATTTGCGGGAAGACAAGTGAGTCACGATGTCCGCGAAGTCCTTTATCTGATGCTCGGCGAGGCCCAAGGCTTCAATAGCCAAGTCCTGTACATCAGTGCTGAACTCTTTAATGTGCGGCATCCTTACCACTTGTCCCTTATTGCCAGCCCGAAGGGCCATCGTCAAGGTATTATTGCAGACCACCCTAATAGGCGTAACCCGCAACTGATTTCCTTTCCCCCACACATGGGCAGAATGGAACAATAGATAACCTTTAAAGGGGTCACCCTTAATGGGTTCAAAGTCGTCGGCAAATTTGCAGAGCGCCCAAATTTCAGTGCCGCCCTTCAAAGACCCGCAAGTTTCCATCTTCATGCTACTGGCGTCACAGAAGCGTTTAAGGAAGTCAAACACTTCGTGGTTTTGAACAGGCACCCACTCCGGCCCAACGGGACCAAAGACATCGTGAGTATTGTTCTTTTTGGTGCGAACAAGGATCCCG